ATTCAGTAGCCTCAACACGCAACGCAAAAGTCCTGCCTCTAACTCTTACATCTAGTTTTTCTGTATAAACCTCTACAGGATTAGTTGATGTTCTTTGCGATGTATTGTTGTCATCAGTTTGTGTAAATCCAGAACCTGAGTGTGTTCTTGCTTTTATGGTAAAATCAACTTGTGGATTTATTGAAGTAGAACCTGCAAAATTAACATCTGGAACTATTCTACTTATGGATGAAAATCTATCAGCGCCACCTAATGCCATAGGCGCAGATTCAACAAATGATGTCATAGCACTGCCATCATCATCAAATCCAGTTTCATGATTAAATAAATGCTGACCACCTGTAGCTATTGGTAATGATCTTATACCTCTGTCAAGCCATGCCTGTCTTGCAAGAGATCCAAAATACCATATATTTTCTAAATAATTATATATTACATACTTATCTATCTCTGTGCTGCTTGCACTAGGATAAAACCACCATACTTCACTAAACTCTGTATTAGCCCCTACATGAACTTTATTTCTTTCTTCAATATTTAAATCAAGAAATACTTTGTCTTTTACGCTACATGGCAACTGTTGTGTTTGCCCTGAGTACATATAAAAAGTATCCACGCCCATCCAATAAACATTGTCATCAACAGCTATTGCAGAAAATGGACTCATTATTGTTATATTCTTTGACAGTTCTTTAATACCAAAAGTAAAAGGTGGTCCTATAAATCTCATGGCATGTAAAGTTTTATTTGTATAAACTAATATTTGTTCTTTTGTTTCTACAGCTTGAACAAATGTAGATCCCCCACCTAATCTAAGATCTCCTGCAGTGTTAGTTGTAGTAGGAAAGAAATCTAATGGATTTTCTTGTGATGAAAAACGTATCAATAACGGATCTTGCACACCATCACCCTGTGTTGCAGATGCGCTTGCACCTAAACCATCACATCCAAAAACAATAACATGTCTATCTTGGTCAGATACTATTATTTGTTTTGCTATTGTTGGCACACTAGTTTTTGTGCCTGCTCTAGTAGAAAGCTCTACTGCTCTGTTTGATAAACCGTTTGTTTTATCCCAATAAAATAATCCACTATCTCTTGCATTGATTATTAAATCTTCTCCAAAATTATCGTGTGACCATAATCTTATTTGCGCTCCCGGAACTGTAACAGAAGCTGCATTACCCCACCCAACAAAATCATTCGCTGAATCTGCATTTCCAGTTGCCAATCTTACAAGCGTGTTATCTGCATGTGTTGCAGCATCTGTGCCACTTGCACCTCTTGTTGATGGACCACCGCCAGTTCCTAAAGTATTAGAACTTATTGTGCCTACTGTAATAAGCTCTTCATCTATCAGTATTAAATCACCAGCCGTAATACCTGTTGCACTGTCTACATCTATTGCGGTCTCACTTGCGTCTAGCGCCTCTGCTAACTGCGTTGCTAAAGCTCCAGAGGTTGTGCCACTCCACTGACCAGCACCAAAACCAGTTCCGCCTACTGTTACGTCTAATCCAACATTTATTTGATATTCGCCCACAACACTACCACCACCATTGCCAGAGTCGGATGAATTTGCCGCTACACTCGATGTAATCGTGTAAGCATTAGAACTTATCAATGATGTTATTTGAAACTCTGCATTAAGCACTGTGGCAGTTATTGTGCCACCTAAACTAACCGCACCAGAAAATGTAACAAAATCTTTTTCATTTGCTCCGTGTGCTGGATCTGTAACAGTTATTGTTGTAGATCCGTTTGTCGCAGAAAATGTTACATCACCTGCACCTGTTGTTTGTCTTATAGGTGTAATGTCATTAAATACCTGTCCCTCTTCTATATAATATTTTAAGTGAGTTCCTATACCCAAAAAATCAGAGCCATCTAAAGCTACCCAGTTATGAAGTCTTCTAGCTGATCCTTCATATGTGTTTGTGCTAAATTTTTCCCATCCACCTATTTTTTCTGGAGAACCTAATCTAAATCTTATTTTATCACCATCAACAAAACCACCTTCATTACTATAGGGCGTAATATCTGAAACAATACCTGATTTAAATGTTAATTTATTTAATGGCATTAGAAAGCACTCACTGATTTTGTTCCTGTGTAAGCAGTTTCATCAACACTACCGCTTCCATCATTTATATCTTTCAAAGCAAAAGGTCTACTACTTCCGTCACTTCCTGATATTGTTCCAGTAATACTGAACGATGTATCACTAGAATTTCTGTCTAACACAGCAGTCGATCCAGCATTTACTGTAACTCCATTATATGGATCATTACCACTCAAAACACATGCAATAGATAAATTATTTGTAAAAGTAAATCTTTTACCTGTCTGTTCTACATTTATATTAAGAGTTATTAATTGTGGTGGAGGTGTGTTACCCCTTCTTCCATTACTATGATACCCTAAACTATAACTTGGAGTACCTAATATAACAAAACCATTGTCATCTATGTTATATGATCGTGATGATCTATATCCTTCCCATCTACCATTTGTAACATTGTAAACAAGAATATTGTCTGACTGTACTCCAGAAATTAACCCCAAGTTTGCAGATCTAATAGTGTAAATATTGCTATCACCATTAAATCCAGATGTCCAGCCACTAGCAGGAAAAGATGTAGTGTTATCACCCTCATTTGGGTTGTTATTAACAGTAGCACTAAATGAAGTTATTTTATTAAAACCACTTGAAGCTCCTATGGCTGCATTATTTTGTGCGGCGGTTAAGGTTGTTCCTCCACTTATCTCCTCAGAACCTATTTTCCATGTTACACCTGAAGGAACTCTCAATCTCCAAGCACTGCCAAAACTGCTAGGACCTCCAGTTTGATTATCTGCTATAACAAATATAGAACTAGAATTAGGAGCGCCGGGCCCAAAACTAGGTTGGTATCCTCCTGATTGTGATATTTCACTATAAAAATCTTGATCTGTTATAGACACAGTAGAATTATCTGCTTCACTTATTGTAGTATTGCTACTACCAGATGTTGTGAATGTTTTTAGTGTAGATTGCACATTACCGCTACCTTTAAGTTCTAGTGTTGTGCTTGAATTATTAGTTAAAGGCGATCCTGATGAATTTGTTATGTTATTACCATTTGTATCTAAAATAATTTTTTTGTGAGCAGAATCAGCGTTCATTTGTAAATTTCCAGTAACATTATCTGTTAATTTAAATATTTGAACAGGTAATTTGCTTTTAGCTGTTCCAGCTTTGTCATTTAAAACACCAGATGAATTAACTTCCGTAAATCCAACATTTGATATTAATGGTACAGACATTAGTCACCTAAAATTTTACTGTTTCTGAAAATGAAAATCCAGTGCCATTGAATATACCTATTCCTAATTCTGCACTGCTACCCAAAGATATACCTGATGATGTAACTGCACCATTATTTGTCCAATCTATTGTCATGCTATTTGTAGTGGTAGTTTTATCAATAATGACATACTGCCCTGCAACTAAATTTGTTACAGCCACTCTCACTGTTTGGCTACCACTAGAGACTGTAAGAGGTTGGTAAACTGATGTGGCTCCACTTGGTGTTACAGTTACAGTTCCTGAAACAGATAACGCACTTTTTGCCTCTACTAAATTTTGATTAAAGTATGTAGAAAATGTAGCGGCAGTGGTCTGTCTCATTGTACCACCATCGTTTGTTACAATGCCATCACCTGCTGCAACAGCTGTTGTTCCAGCACTTGTGTCTCCATCTACAATATTTAATTCTGTTGCTGTGGATGATACAGCAGTACCAGCTATTCTAGGACTTGCTATATCTAAGGCTGATGTAACATCAACAACCGCTGCACCAGATCCTGCACCATCTGCATAAATAATTTTTTTTGACCCTGCTGCTAAACCAACATTACCGCCAGATCCTTGAGTAAAAGTAATACTTTGACTAGTGCTGTTTTGAACAACATAAAATTTATCTTGATCGTTAGGAGATATTGTAACTGTATTTGTACCAGATGGAGATCCACCAAAAACAAGAACCTTAAATCCGCCATCTGACAATGTACCATCGCTAGTTGTCAAAGTATGTGTTGTACCAGATAATGTGATTGCTCCAACACCATTTATGGCTCTGTCTATTATATCTAGGTTGTTGTTTGTAGTATTACCCCAAGTACCAGCTTGTTCACCAGCACCTATTTTTTCTACTCCTAGATTTGATGTATATGTAC